CAGTCAAATAACTAAATCCCTAAATATTCTTCACTATGTTAAAATACAGAATCATTCGCAAAGAGGTTGTGTGTGATGGTCTTGACAAGAATGATGCTGATTATGCTTTATCGCAAATGCACTCCGAAAAAAATGAAGTAATAGAAATCGAAGAATACAAAGTCACTAAAGACGATATGAATCGAAAGGTTAAAGGTTTGGGTCGTGACCCAGATTTGTACGAGTAGACTTATAAATAACTCTGAAGGAGTTGTGAATGTTAAATTTTATGGGTCTTGACGGATTCGTCTGGTTTATTGGTGTTGTTGAAGATAGAAACGACCCATCTAAATTAGGACGAGTCAAAGTTCGTTGTCTAGGATTTCACTCTGAAGATAAAAACGATATACCAACAGAAACTTTGCCTTGGGCTCACGTCATGCATCCTGTAACTGACCCATCAATGCAAGGTATGGGTAATACTCCATCTTTTCTTGTTGAGGGAACTTGGGTTGTAGGTTTCTTTAGAGATGCAGATGAGAAACAACAACCCATCATCATGGGAACTCTACCTGGCTATCCTCAAACAGTTTCAGATAAGTCAAAAGGTTTTAACGACCCTAATGAGGTTTATCCCCAGAAAGAAAATAGTTTATCTGGTCATGCACTCAATGAGTCTGACGTTAATCGACTTGCACGAAATGATACTGACCAAACACACGCAATAGTAAAATCAAAAGATGATGCAAGAACAACAGGAGTACCAATTGCAAACACCACAGATGATAACACCGATTCTACAAATGAAGAATGGACAGAAAATAAATCAACTTACGCAGCCGTATATCCAAAGAATCATGTTTACGAAACAGAGAGTGGACATATTAAGGAATTTGATGATACAGAGGGCGCAGAGAGAATACACGAATACCATAAGTCTGGGACTTTTTATGAGGTAGATGCATCTGGTAATAAACATACAAGAATAGTTGGAACTAACTATGAGATTATTGCTGGTTCTGATTTTGTTAATGTCAAGGGAACTGCAAACCTAACGATTGACTCAAACTGTAATACTTACATCAAAGGAAACTGGAACATACAAGTTGACGGAACAAAGACAGAGGTTGTCACAGGTGCAGTAACACAAACTTATAGAGATACAAAAACAGAAACAGTTACTAAGGCTGTCACAGAAACGTATTCCGACACATTAACACAAGCAGTTACAGGAGATGTAACAGAAACTTATAGTGCGACCTATGACCAAGATGTTACAGGTGCGATAACAGTAGATGGAAGTACAATCAATCTTAACAATGGTACAAAGGGTGCGGCTCGTTTAGATGATACTGTAGATACTGGTGATGATCCAGCTGGAATATCTGGTTCAGATGGTTCTAATAAAATTGAATCTGCATCAACAACTGTTATCATTGGTGATTAATAGTATAAATAATAAAAACTAGGAGTCTATAAAAATGTCAGCAGGATATGATGCACAACTGCAAAATACTACAGGTAGAGAAGTAAAACAATATACTGATTTAGATTTATTTTTTGGTAAGAAAACATCTGATAATGATATCAATAAAGTCACAGATGTACAAGCAGTTAAAAGGTCTATTCGTAATCTTGTTCAACTAAATGTATATGACAAACCTTTTCACCCAGAGATATCTGGTGGTGTTAGAGAAATGTTATTTGAGTTGATGACACCTGTGACATCAGCAATCATTGCAAGACAGATTGAAGATGTTATTAATAATTTTGAACCAAGAGCTAGACTTGTATCTGTTCGTGCAATACCAGACCTTGATAGAAATGCGTATGAAGTACAAGTTGCTTTTTATGTTGTGAATACTCCTACCGAACTTGTTGACTTAACCATAATGTTAGAGAGATTACGATAATGGCAAACGGAACTACTAGACTCAGTATAACAGAATTTGATTTTGACAGAGTAAAAACAAATCTAAAAACTTTTTTAAAAGCACAAACAGAATTTAAAGATTATGACTTTGAGGGTTCTGGTATGAATATACTACTAGACACTCTTGCGTACAATACACACTATCTTGGTTTCAATGCAAATATGTTAGCAAATGAAATGTTCCTTGATAGTGCAGCTCTGCGTACAAGTGTGGTATCCCATGCAAAAACTTTAGGATATGAACCAACATCTTGTCGAGCACCAATCGCAACAGTTAACATATCTTTAGAAACAGACTCACCAACAAAGACTATGCCTGCTGGTACTGCGTTCACTACGACAGTAGATGATGAAAGTTATCAGTTTGTAACTATCGCAGATATAACTACAGCTAATATTGGGAACTTAGTTCCGTTTGACAGTACAAATCTTTATGAGGGAACTTATGTTACAGTAAAGTATATTGTTGATACTTCAGATGTTGAACAAAGATATGTCTTGACGGATAATCGTGCAGACACAACTACATTGAGAGTTAGAGTTCAAAATGCAGTTAGTGATACAAATGTGACAACCTACACAAAAGCAACAGACATAACACAACTCTCTGCAACAAGTTCAGTATATTATTTGCAAGAGGTAGAGAATGGAAGATTTGAAGTTTACTTTGGTGATGGTGTTGTAAGTAAAGCATTATCAGATGGTAATGTTGTCATATTAGATTATGTTGTCACTAATAAAACTGAAGCAAATGGTGCAACATCATTTTCTGCACCATCTAGTATTGATGGTGTAAGTGCAATCACAATAACAACTGTGACGAGTGCATCTGGTGGTGCAGAACCAGAATCAATAAACTCAATAAAATTACAAGCACCTCTTGACTTTGCATCACAGGGTCGTGCAGTTACTACAGAGGATTACAAAGTCTACGCAAGAAAACTATTTCCTAATACGCAAGCTGTATCTGTATGGGGTGGAGAGGACGGAAGTTTTGACCCATCACTTGGAGTATCATCTACACCAGAGTATGGAAAAGTTTTCATATCAATCAAAAGTACAACTGGATTAGATTTATCAGATTCACAAAAAACACAACTAGTCAAGGATTTTAATAAATTTAAAGTTGCATCTGTTACTCCAGTTATTGTTGATGCAGATACTACATTTGTAATATTGGGTGTCACTTTTCAATTTGACTCTAATACAACAACACTAACCTCAACAGACCTTGCAAGTAAAATAAGTACAACACTATCTAATTTTAACGATAGTGATTTGAAAGATTTTAATAATCCTTTTCGTCATTCAAAACTTACAGGTTTGATAGATAGCACAGATAATTCAATTTTAAGTAATATAACAACTGTAACACTTGCGAAGTTTTTAACACCAGTAACAACTGATGCATCAAATTATAGTTTAAGATTTAATAATAAATTTTTTAATCCACACTCTGGACATAATGCAGCTGCTGGTGGTATAGTTGCATCTACAGGATTTTTTATTAGTAATGGAACAACAGAATATTTCTTTGATGATGATGGTGCTGGTAATCTTAGAGTATATTCTTTAGTTGCTGGTGTCAGAGTTTATTTTGATAGTGTAGCTGGAACAGTTGATTATGAAAATGGAATAATATCAATCAACTCTATTGAGATTACGAGTGTATCAAATGTTGATGGTTCATCATCTACTAGATTGCGTGTGACAGTTTTACCAGATTCAAATGATGTAGTACCAGTTAGAAATCAAATACTGGAACTTGATTTAGTGAATACAACAGTCACAGGTTCAGTCGATCCAACTGCAACAACAGGTAAAGGTTATACAGTACAAACCTCTGGAACTACAACTACCACAACTACAAGTGTAAGTACATCTTCATCAACACCATCTTCATCTGCGTATTAAAATATGTCAAAGAACGATTCAAAACTGGTAACAAAAGTATCTTCACTTATCGAAGGACAAGTGCCAGATTTTGTTCAATCTGACCACCCACAGTTTGTAAGGTTTTTAAAAAACTATTATCAGTTTCTTGAGGCTGGTAGATTAACTTTAGAAATCACAGTAAACTATATCGCACAAGAAACAACTTCATCTAATTATATATTAGATGAAACAACTGATGAAAGAATAGTTACAGAGATTGGTGAGGGAACTACTGGTCAGTTTGTAGAAGGTGAAACTATTACTGGTGGAACATCTAATGCAACTGCAACAGTTTTAGTAGATGACTCTAGAAACTCTTATCTTTATGTTACATCACAACAAAAGTTTGAAACAGGAGAAACAATTACAGGTGGAACATCTGGTTCAACTGCAAAGATAACAGAGTATCGTGCAAACCCTGTTCAAAATATACAACAACTTTTGGAGTATGCAAACGTAGATAATACTATTTTTGATTTTTTAGATGAGTTTCGTAATTCATTTATGAACGCTATTCCAAATACTCTTGCATCTGGTGTATCAAAAAGAAATCTTATCAAAAGTATTCGTGACCTTTATTCTGCAAAAGGAACATCTGAAGCAAACAAAATTTTCTTGAGATTATTACTCGGAGAACAACCAGAGATTTTCTACCCTAACGTAAACATGATGAGATTATCAGATGGTAGTTTTGGACAGACAACTGTTCTGCGTGTTACTCCAGATACAGGAGTAACAGGAGATGAAATTGTTAACCAGTTAATAACTGGAAAGACATCTGGTGCGATTGCAACTGTTGAAAGTGCAGCTGGTCTTTTACAAGGAACTGCATCTATTACAGAACTTAGGGTTGCTAGTCTGATAGGTGCTTTTACTAGTGGTGAAAAAATTAGTGCAAACTCTACGGAGAGAGATGTTACAGTTGAGTTTACAGTTGGTTCTGTTTTTTCAACAGCAACAGTTGATAATGATGGTATATTATATTCTAAAAAAGAAGTTATTGATGTAGAAAGTGTCGGAAATGGTTTTGCAGAAGCAAGTATAGATGAGATAAGTACAGGTGGAGTGAATGGTATCGAAGTTGATGATGCTGGTACACTTTACGAGGTTGGGGATACTCTTACTTTTACTGCATCAAGTTCTGATACAGATATAAGTTCTGCAACTGGTTTTGTCAGTATGGTTGGTGGTGGTATTCAATTGGAGTCTGGAACTCTTGATGACTCATCAATAACAACAGATAGATTAATATTTGAATCAAGAACACAAACCCACCTAGAACCTTTTACAATACAACTTGAAGAAGTTATTACAGAATCTTTTAAAGGTGATGGTACAACTAAAGTATTCACTCTATCGACTATCAATACAAATACTGATGCATCAATTGCAGTTTACGTTGATAACTCTTTACAACAAACAACTGACTCAATAGGAAATACAATTTATTCTTTAAGTGGTGCGACACTTACATTTACTACTGCACCAGTTGATAATATAAAAATATTTGTTCAGGCAGGAAGTAATGACCAACTTCTTTTAGACGGAACAGACTCATCATCTACAAATGCTGGTCATCAAATAGTAACAGAAGATGGTTTAAATTTTGAACAACAAGATACACATACTACAGTTATTGATGGTGAAACAAATGATAGAATTGTTTTAGAATTTGATACTTTTGAAAATCTAGGTGTAAGTTCTGAGTCTGGTTCAATACAGAGAGCTCATATATCAAAAAGTGGTATTGGTTATACATCACTACCAACTGTTACAATCTCAACTACAACAGGAACAGGTGCAAAACTTCTAACAGTAACAGATGATATTGGTTCT